TCGTGTGGACAAATTGGCAGCGCATGATGGGCGAACAGGACAACCCGGACGACACCACCGACTACATCGTGCCCCAGCTCCAAAGCGGAACCGGCGGATTCGCTGACAACAGCCTGCCCGATTACATGGGGTACCCGCCGGGCAGCACAGCCGGAGTCGCCAGCATGTCCGCGCTGTACACACGCGCTTATAACCTGGTGTGGAACACCTGGTATAGGTCGCAACAGCTCCAGGACAGCGTCAAGGTCGACCTGGACGACGGGCCGGATGCAATCGCAGACTACGTACTGCTCCGCAGAGGAAAGAGGCACGACTACTTCACGTCGGCACTGCCCTGGCCCCAGAAGGGCGATGCGGTCCAGCTCCCGCTCGGAACCACCGCCCCGGTCACATTCACCATCGACAACGCGCCACAATTCATCAACCGAGCACCGGCAACGGACGTCTACGGACCGCTCATCTCAGCCGGATCCTCCGACCCCTACCCGGTGCAACACGACACCCAAACCGGCGGCACCGGAGGGACCCTCGAATGGCGCGGGGCCAATTACCTCGGCTTCACAGCCGCGGCAGACCTCGCAACGGCCACAGCAGCCACGATCAACGAAATGCGAATGGCCTTCCAAATGCAGAGGTTGTTCGAGCGAGACGCTCGAGGAGGCACCCGCTACACGGAACTCCTCCGCAGCCATTTCGGCGTCGTAAGCCCCGACGCCCGAATGCAGAGGCCGGAATACTTGGGCGGCGGATCCATCGACATGCAGGTCAACGCCGTCCAAAAAACCGCAGAAGGATCGTACACCTCAACAAACCGACCCCTAGGAGCTCTCGGCGGATACGGCGTCTATGCCGGATCGATTCCGACCATCACCAAGAGCTTCACAGAACACTGCGTGATCCTCGGACTCGTCAGCGTCAACTGCGACCTCAACTACCAACAGGGCATCCCGAGGCAATTCAGCCGCTCCACGAAGTTCGACTTCTACTGGCCTGCATTGGCACACCTCGGGGAACAGGAGATCCTCAACAAAGAGCTCTACGCAAACGGAACCGCAACCGATGACCAGGTCTTCGGGTACCAAGAGCGATGGGCCGAGTACCGATACAAGCCCAGCGCCACGACGGGAACGATGCGGAGCAGCCACCCGCAGAGCCTCGACGTCTGGCACCTCGCACAGGACTTCGCGTCCTTGCCGGTGCTGGATTCGACCTTCATCGAGGAAAATCCCCCGTTCGCACGGGTGATCGCAATCAACGACGAAAGCTTCGACACGCCCTCAATCCAACTCGACGCGCACTTCGCCTTCAAGCATGTGCGCCCGATGCCGACGTACAGCGTACCTGGGCTGATCGACCACTTCTAAGGAGAAGCCATGTCATTCGGAGCACTCGAATCCGTGTTGTTAGGCCTCGGCGCTGGCGCCGTCGGCCAGCAAGCCGGAAACATGATGAACTGGGGATTCCAGGGCATCACAAGCGGGAACTGGGGAGGCACCAGCAAAGAGCGGAAAAACCAAATCCACGACATCCGAACGCTTCGGCGCAAGGAATATCAGGACATGGTGCACTCCCTCAGACAAGCGGGACTCAACCCAATCCTCGCGACAGGCGCGAGCCCCGGACACGCAACAGCACAGATGGTGCAACAACAAACCTACGGACAACCCAATCAAGGACCCGCATACCTCACCGGAATATCTTCCGCGAGACAGGCAGACACAGCGGCGGGGAAAGCCCCTTCCGAAATCGCGGGAAACCTAGCCGGAGCGGGACAAGCCCAAGCAGCAACCAAAGGGATCCTCGAAGGCAGTCTGCCAAACCAACTCAAAGAGCTGGAACTGAAAGGCGTCTCAATCGACAAGATCCGACAAGACACAGCAACCGGAAAAGCCCTGGAAGCCCTCTACGGACAACAGGCAATCGAGAAAGGATACAGCTCGCAAAAACTCCAAAAGGACATCGAAATGCTCACCAAATACGGACCGCCGGGACAGAGCTGGGAAGGCCTACTCCGCCAGCTCTTACTACCCGAAGACCCAAAAGCGTCGGCAAAAGGAATGTTCAGAGAATTCCTCGACAACATGAAAGACAAACCCGCACCAGACGCCCAGGGCCACATGCAATGGGGCGTCCACAACTACTTCAACGACCGCGATTACTTCGGAAGGAAAAACTAATGGGCAAATTCAAGACTCCCGTCGGGACCCAGTCCCGCACCAAGCAGGCAAACAGAAACGAAACCGATATCAACCTAATGGTCGCTCGATACAAGAAGACCGGCATGTTCCAAAACCTGAATCCGAGAGAGCCGAAGTACGGCGATTTCTCCGAGGCCATGAGCCTCGAGGAGGCGTTCAACGCCGTCCAAAAAGCAAACCAAAGCTTCATGGAACTCCCCGCCCAGGTCCGAGCCCTGGCCGGAAACAACCCGGTCACCCTGCTCGAGATGCTCGCAGACGAGGGGGCCACAAAGGCCCTCATCGACGCGGGCCTGCCGGTCAAGACACCACCCAAAGAGGGGGAAATCACCGCACCCCAAAATGTGGAAGCTCCCTCAGGGGGTGGTGTCAGTTAGACCAATTGACTACAAGTAAGAGCAATTGGTCAGGGGGGACGACACCCCAGAAAGGAACGCCATGAGACGTTCGAAAATGAGCCGTAAGGCGAGCCGGAAAAACTTCCGGCGAGGAGCGGGGACCATGAACGTGAACCTCACGACGGCCCCCCTACGAGGCGGGTGGAGATTCTAGGTGCCGTGCACCAGACCCATCCGGGGTGTCCGGCACGCCGACGGAGTTATCAGGCTCCTCAAGGGTGTGCCGGACGCCCGCCTCTTCGGAGGCGGCACCAAGCCGGAGCTCGAGCTGCCCTGCGGCAGATGCATGGACTGCAAGATCAGACGGTCCCAAGACTGGACCACGAGAGCGATCCATGAATCGACGCTCCACAACACAAACAGCTTCATCACACTCACGTTCTCCGAAGACGGGCTCGCATTGCGAGAACTGCAACGGAACACACACCCCTACGACCTGGACGTGGCCGACTGGCAGCTCTTCGCAAAAAGACTCAGAAAGGAACTCCACAAACACAACCTGGGAAAATTCCGATTCTTCCAAGTCGGAGAATACGGGGACGAAGGACTCAGACCGCACTATCACGCTCTGATCTTCGGACAAGACTTTCGCGAAACGGAGACCGAAAGATGGAAAGACGACCTCGGGCACCCAGTATGGACAAGCCGAATCGTCGAAAAATGCTGGCCGTACGGATTCCACGAGATCAAAGAAATGGCACCCGAGGCGATCGCCTACGTATGCCGATATGTACAGAAGAAACTCTACGGCCAGAGGAAAACACAAGCACTCGCCAGGATCGACTGCGCAACTGGCGAAGAAATAACAGTAAGAGAGGAACTAGCCACGATGAGCCGACGCCCAGGCATCGGCCATAGCTGGTTCGAAAAATACGGGAGCGACGCTTTCCCAGATGACTTCATTGTCATCCAAGGAAAAAAGCTCCCCGTGCCAAAGTACTACTTCAAGCAACTCGAAAAACAAAACGAAGAACAAGCACTAGCCATACGGGACGAACGGCTTAAGTCGGCGGCAGGACGCGCCAAACACAACACGCCCGAGAGGAGGCTGGTTAGAGAGAAAGTAACGAAAGGAAAAGCACAACTAGCAAAAAGGCGCAAATTGTAATTAAAAAGATATTGCGAAACTTACGAGGATAAAACATAAAAAAAACAGAAAAAAAAACAAAAAAAAAGAACGAAAAAATTGACATAACAACTCCGTTATGCGAGAATAACAAACATGGAAAACCAGCCGAAAACTCTCTCAGAATGGAGACAAAAATATGGATCACCACGACTTCGAACGACTCATCAAAATAACCATCGACTTATACACTCAAGCCGACATCTCATTCGCGAAGAAAGACGCAGCAACCGTCAGAACACTACTAGTAGCAATCGACAAACTGAAAAAGCTCACCAGTACCTATATGAAAGGGCAAGAAGAATGAACAGACGACAAAAAATGATCCAAATGATCACCCACATAATCACGGCAATCCTCAGCGGCGTAGCCGGATACTTCGGAGCAAACTAACCATGCGCATTTACGCAATCTACGACACGAAGGCAGAATTCTACGGAAACCCGGTGTACATCCGAACGGATGCGGAAGCCCGCCGCACCTTCGCCCAGGTGGCACAGGACCCGCAGACGGAAATCGGAAAGCATCCCGAAGACTTCCTCCTCTTCCGAATCGGAAGCTGGGATGCAGAAAACGGCATCATTCACACCGAGCCCGGCGTATGTATCGCCAAGGCACTCGAATTCCTCACGATCAAGGAGAACAACTAAATGACCAGAACCACCGCCGGCCGAGTAAACCAGAAGAACTTCGCAACGCTCCCGCGAGCCGACATCCCGCGCTCAGTGTTCAACCGAAGCTACGGCGTCAAAACAGCAATCGTCGGGGGATACCTCTTCCCGATCTTCGTCGACGAGGCACTCCCCGGAGACACGATCAACATCAAACCGACGCTATTCGGTCGATTCAACACCCTGCTGTATCCGATCATGGATAACGTGACCATGACCTTCCACATGTGGGCAGTTCCCAATCGCCTCGTGTGGACAAATTGGCAGCGCATGATGGGCGAACAGGACAACCCGGACGACACCACCGACTACATCGTGCCCCAGCTCCAAAGCGGAACCGGCGGATTCGCTGACAACAGCCTGCCCGA